TTGAAGAAACCAAATACTATTCACGAGAATATTATTTCTTTCATTCAAGAGTTTCCGAAGGAACTCAATCTTGACAAATACATAGACTATGAACTACAATTTGAGAAAGCATTTCTAGAGCCACTTAAGATTATTCTTGATTCTATTGGTTGGTCTGTAGAAAAAACTGCAAACCTTGATTCTTTTTTTGCTTAATGGATCTTCCTATCAATGAACAAGAACTGAATACTATTCTTAATGCAATTAGATTTCAAAATACTACATTATATAAAAAACTTTGGTTATTTAAAATGAATTACATGAAAAGAAAAGAAGAGGAAAATAAGTGATGGATTTTCTTAAGGACATTGTAAAAGAAATTGGTGACGATTTCACTAAACTTGCTTCTGAAATTGAAGAAACAGAAACTTATGTTGATACAGGTTCATACATTTTTAATGCACTGGTTTCAGGTAGTATATTTGGCGGTGTATCTGGGAATAAGATTACTGCTATTGCTGGAGAGTCTTCTACTGGAAAGACTTTTTTCTCTCTCGCCGTGGTTAAGAACTTTCTTGATTCTAATCCCGATGGTTACTGTCTCTATTTTGACACTGAGGCTGCTATCACTAAATCACTTGTAGAATCCCGTGGAATTGACACTACTCGTATGGTTGTTGTCAATGTGGTTACTATTGAAGAGTTTCGTAGTAAAGCACTTAAAGCAGTTGATATATATTTAAAAAAACCCCTAGAGGATCGCAAACCTTGTATGTTTGTGTTAGACTCTTTGGGAATGCTTTCTACCGAAAAAGAAATCACCGATGCCCTAAATGATAAGCAAGTTCGTGATATGACTAAATCACAACTGGTTAAAGGTGCTTTTCGTATGCTCACACTCAAACTAGGTCAAGCAAATGTTCCACTTCTTGTCACAAATCACACATACGATGTCATCGGAGCTTATGTACCAACGAAAGAAATGGGGGGAGGTTCTGGACTCAAATACGCAGCAAGTACGATCATTTATCTCAGCAAAAAGAAAGAAAAGGATGGAACAGAAGTGGTCGGAAATATTATCAAAGCTAAGACTGCTAAGTCGCGTTTGAGTAAGGAAAATAAAGATGTTGAAATTCGTTTGTTTTATGATGAGCGTGGTCTTGATCGATATTATGGTCTTCTTGAACTCGGTGAGATTGGCGGACTTTGGAAGAATGTAGCAGGACGATATGAAATGAATGGCAAAAAAATATATGCCAAACAGATTCTAAAAGAACCTGAGGTATATTTTACTGAAGAAGTAATGCAACAATTGGACGAAATAGCACGTAAGGAATTTAGTTATGGAGAAAGTTGAGTTTCTAGTTCTTAGAAACCTTTTACACAATGAAGAATATATAAGAAAAGTAATTCCATTCATTAAATCTGAATATTTTGAAGATCAAAATCAAAAAATAGTTTTTGAAGAAATTTTAAAATTCGTTCAAACTTATAATGAACCAGCAACAAAGGAAGTTCTTTGTATTGAGGTAGAAAATCGCCAAGATATTAATGAAACTTCTTTTAAAGAAATCACACAAATCATCAGTTATCTGGAAGATGTTCCTACAGAATTCAACTGGTTAGTTGATACTACAGAGAAATGGTGTCGTGATCGTGCGATCTATCTTGCTCTTATGGAGTCAATCCATATTGCAGATGGTAAGGATGAAAAGAAAAATCGTGACAGTATTCCTTCTATTCTTTCTGATGCTCTTGCTGTAAGTTTTGATAATCATGTTGGTCATGATTATCTTGAAGATTACGAACAAAGATACGAATCATATCACAAAAAGGAGGATAAAATTGAATTTGATCTCGAATACTTTAACAAAATTACCAAAGGCGGTCTCCCTAACAAAACTCTTAATGTCGCTCTTGCTGGTTGCGTTCATCCAGAAACCAAAGTTAAAATTAGGTTTAGGAAGTTAAAAATATAAATAAAATTATATTGTAAAAAAAAAGATGGACGCACAAGAATTTCGCAATCTTCAAGAAGCATATATGGAAGTTGTTGAAAACCAGCAACTTGATGAAAAAGAAGATAGTCCTTATGAAAAAGCATCTGATGCAGCACTAGATGCAAGATATGGTTATGGTAGAGCACAAGGAGACAAGCGTTCTTTTGGTAGAGCAGCAAATCGTTCTTCTGCTGCTGCTGCTCTTCGTGCAATTAGAAGAGGAGAAAGAAGCGGAAGTGGAACTTCAAGAGAAGCAGGTGCTGATGCTGTTCATAGAGGTTGGGCAAAAACAGCAAAAACAAGCACTGACCAAACTCCAGAAAAAAAGGCAAAGAGAGCAAAACTTGCAAATACTTCATACTCCAACCTTCCAGATGATGAAAAGGAAAAGGATAGAGTATCTTTTGATGCAGTAAGAGCAACTTATAATAGGAATAAAGAAACCAAAAAAGAAGAATATGATATTTACGACATTATTCTTTTACACCTTCTTGATGAAGGATATGCTGAAACCCCAGAAGCAGCAGAAGCAATTATGGTGAATATGAGTGAAGAGTGGAGAGAAGAAATTGTTGAAGCAAGAATTGATGACGGACTTTCTGATGATCAAAAACGCACTCAAAGAAATGCAAGATTAGGTTATAGAGGTTCTAAAGATCAAGATATTGGAAATATGACTAGAGCAAGAAATACAAGAATGGGAAGAGGAAAGAAAAAATTTCCTGCAGGATCTGACCGTGAAAAGTTTTTAAGAGGAGTGGGTGGAAACAAGTACTTAAATATGCAAAATCAAAAGTCTGGTAAAGCAAAATCAGATGTTGCTTCTTATCACGGAAACTAAAGTTTAAAAATTAAGTATAATCAAACCATATGTTTAGGAACAATATGATGCTCGTGTAATCCTGAATATTTTTTGTAATCTTCTCTTCTTGACTTATTGCCCTCGCATAAGTTAGAATAGATACGATTAAACATTTCCCTGTCCCTGCTACTGCTAATACTATTACTTATACAAAATGTGGATTGAAAAAGAAACATCAATTGCTGAAATCAAAACATTACTTGATAATGGATATGAGGTAGAAGTTGATTCGCCCGATGGATATGTTCCAGTTAATTTCTTCATTAACAAAGGAATGTATGATGAATATGTTTTAAACGTTGATGGTGAAGAATCCATTAGATGTAATGCCGATCATTTGTTTGAAACATTTTTTGGGTGGATGAAAGCATCTCATCTTTATGAAAAATATAAGACAAATCATTTTATAACTAAAAATGGTTATAAACTTGGAAGTGTCTTTAAGACAGGAAATCAAATACCTATTGTTGATATTAATGTAAATCATCCAAATCATAGGTATTATACTAATGGTGTTTCTTCTCATAATACTGGTGTAGGTAAATCCTTGTTTATGTGCCATGTGGCTAGCTCCGTCCTGCTCCAAGGGAGGAACGTTCTGTACATTACAATGGAAATGGCAGAAGAACGCATTGCTGAAAGAATTGACGCAAACCTCTTGAACGTTCCTATTCAGGATATTGCAAGTTTGCCCAAAGCAATGTTTGAGACAAAGGTGACTAACATTGCTAAGAAAACTCAAGGGACTTTGATTGTAAAAGAATATCCTACTGCTTCTGCTCATGCTGGACACTTTAAGTCACTTCTTAATGAACTTGCACTTAAGAAGTCATTTAGACCTGATATTATTTTCATTGATTACCTTAATATATGTGCTTCCTCTAGGTATCGCGGAAACAGCACTGTCAATTCATATTCTTATATCAAAGCAATTGCTGAGGAACTTAGAGGATTGGCTGTTGAAGCAAACGTCCCTATCGTTTCTGCCACGCAGACCACTCGTTCTGGTTATGGTAGCAGTGACGTTGAACTTACTGATACTAGTGAGTCCTTTGGTCTCCCTGCTACTGCTGATCTTATGTTTGCCCTTATTTCTACTGAAGAACTTGAGGGGTTGGGACAGATACTTGTGAAGCAACTTAAAAATAGATACAATGACCCTACAATCCACAAGAGGTTTGTTGTTGGTATTGATCGTTCAAAAATGCGTCTTTATGACTGCGAACAATCTGCTCAGCAAGACATCCTTGACAATAAAAAGGATGAGGAGTATGATTATGAAGAAAAGAAACCTAAAAAAACATTTGAGGGATTTAAATTCTAATGACTATTGATCTTAATAAGTATGTTGAGTTTGTCAATGCGACCACATCAAACCCGAGTAAAGAACATACTCCATTTATTGATCGTCTTATGGAACTTCGAGAAAACGAGTTTCCAACAGAAAGACTACTTACTGCTGCTGTAGGCATGAGTGCTGAAGCAGGTGAGTTTACAGAGATTATAAAGAAGATTATATTTCAGGGAAAACCTGTAAATCAAGAAAATTTATTTCACTTAAAGCGCGAACTTGGAGATATTATGTGGTATGTTTCTCAGGCATGTATTGGACTTGATATTTCTATTGAAGAAGTAATCCAAATGAACTTTGAGAAACTGAGTGCTCGTTACCCTGAAGGTACTTTTAGTATTGAACGTTCTGAAAATCGTGTAAAAGGAGATCTATGACTAAAGAGAAACAAGTAACACTTAAACTTGATGTTTGTACTGCAACAGCAATTCGTCAAGTTTTATTTGAATCACAGTTAGGATATACTTATGATGATGAGAGTATTCCTCCTCGAATTACTAATATTCGCTCAGTAATTCAACAAATTGATGATAATATCGGTGCTGTTCTTGGTGTTTAATTTTTCTAGGTATTTTTTTTATAAATAACTAAAAAAGTATTTGTAAAAAATGGATTTCAAAGAACTTAAAGGTTTATGTGAAGCATATACTACAGTATATGATGAAAATATTAATGACGAACTAGAAGAAATATTAGATGAGTTTGCTGGTATAGAAAATTTAACCGACGAAGAAATTGATGAAATTGTTGAAGAAACAATTGAAGAAATGCTCGATGAGGGTTATGAGTTTGATGAAGTAGAAGAGATTTTTGAAGAAGTTATTTTGGAATTGAATCCATATGCTTCTGCTGGATCTAAAGCAGCAAGAGAATATGCTAAATACACTTCTGCTTCAAAAAAAGGTGCAGAAAGAGCAGAGAAAATTGCTAAAGTAAAAGGTGCTGTTAAGTCAGCACTTGGAAGAGTAAGAGATACAGTTCGTGATGCAAGAAAAGGCGTTTCTAAGAGAATTGATTCTGCTAAATCTTCTGCTACTCAAGCAGCAATGAGAGCAACTAACGTAAAACCATCAGATGTTGGTACTGATAAAAGAGGAAGACCTTTGAATAAAGGAAATTTTGACACAAGATATTCTAAGAATAGAGCAAAAGCAAGAAAAGCAATTGGTACTAAAATAGCAAGTAAAATTTCTGGTGCAGTTGATAGAGTAAAAACTGTAGGCGCTGGAGTTGCAAGTGCAGCAGCATCCGCACCAGGAGCAGCACAATCTGCAGTTAAGCGTGGTATTCGTGGTGCAGCATTAAATGTTGCAAGAAAAATGAAAGAAGGTTTTGATGTTTATGATATTGTTCTTGAGCACCTAATTGTTGAAGGTTATGCAGATACACTTGAGCAAGCAGAAGCAATCATGGTTAACATGAGTGAAGAGTGGAGAGATGAAATCATTGATGAGGCACAAATTATGTCTGTCTCTGGTAAAGGTGGATTAAAGTATATGGTCAATCCCAATATTGTAAGAGCACAAAATGCTGCTGCAAGAGAAAGACAAGGAAGACAAGAAAGAAAGAACCAAGCAAAAAATACTGCGAATGTAGAAAGAAGTGCTCAGGCTCGTAAAAAATCTATTCAAACTCTGAATGCAAAACCCGGAGCAGATTCTGGAGATTATGATTCAGGTTATCATGGTGATGACGATACTTCAGATGGAAAGCGTCATTATAGTCTAAGTCGTACAAATCGCAGTGCTCGCAAAAGAAGAGCATCTGGTACATGATTTTAGTGATTTTAAATACATCTAAATAATAATAAGTCCCTCTAGAAATAGAGGGATTTTTTTATATGATCATAAATATTTTGATAACAAAAAAGGTATGAAAAGTTTTTCCAATTTTCTCCAAGAAGCAAAAAGTTCTAAAGCATCTATTCAGGCAAGAAGGTTAGGTCTGACTGGAGATGGTCATGGTGGATGGTATGATAATAACGGAGAATTTACTGCAAAAACAGTTGGCGGAAAACTTAAATTCTATAATCAAAATCAAGTAGTTGGTAGGCAAGATCCACAACAAGATAGAACTCCTTCAAATCAGCAACCAGTATCTACACAAGTTGCTACACCAAAGAAAACAAAAAATAGTATAACAATTGCTTTTGGAAGATTTAATCCACCAACATTAAGTACAGAAGAATTTTTAAATGATCTTTTTGAAATTGCTAATGATGGTGAATATAGAATATATCCATCAAGATCTACTGATTCTAAAAAAGATCCTTTAGATCCTGATACTAAAATCGATATTATGGTAAATTTATTTCCAGAACATCAGGAAGCGATCGTAAATGATGAAAACATGAATACTATATTCGATGTTTTGCAATCATTGAATGAAGAAGGTTATGAAGAAGTCATAATTGTTTCAAGTTCTGATAGACAGTCTGAATTTGAAAATCTTGCAACAAAATATAATGGACAATTATATAATTTTTCAAATATTGAAGTGATTGGGGTTGGTGAAGAAGATCCTGATTTAGATTCAAAAATTAGAAAGTCTGTTGTTGAAAATGATTTTGAAACATTTAAGTTGGGTGTTCCAGAAAGTTTAAATGATAAGCAAAAAAAGGAATATTTTAATATACTTAAAAAATCAATAAATGTTAAAGAAAATTATGAATTATGGGAAATTGCACCAAGATTAGATTTTCATAATCTTAGAGATAACTATGTAAAAGGAAGTATATTTAATATTGGTGATATTGTAGAAAATATGAATAATGGTTTAGTTGGAAAAATTATTCGTAGAGGTGCAAATTATTTAATTTGTGTAACTGAAAATAATATAATGTTTAAACCGTGGATTTATGATGTAAAAGAATGGACTGATAATTCTGGAGTTCCTGCATCACAAAGAGAAATTGGAACTGATGCATTTAGAAAATATGTTATGAAAATGGTTGGTATGAAAAAAATTAATAATTTCAATGTAAAAAATTTCATAAATAAACATAAGAAGAAGTAGTTTTAAAAAAAATTATTAAAATGTCAATGAATCCTATTAACGATATTTTATCTGTTTACGTTGAAGAAGTTTTTAAACCGCAACTTGGTAAGAGTTCTCCTGCGCCTGCTGCTGCGCCACAGAAAAAAGCATCTACAGATTCAGTTCCAGGAGATGCTGCAGTAAAGAGGATTCGTCAGGCAGTATATGACATTCGTTATCGTGCTCGTAGAGAAGATATCCCTCTTCCTCAAGCATATAGTCAATATATGTCACACACATCAATGAATGCTGTTGAAAAGAATGCAGTAAGAGATAAGCTTGGTATGGGTCCTGGTGGTGGATCTTCAGTTAAAGAAGAAGTAGTACAAAAAAAATATCAAGTAAGAGTAACTCCTAAAAAAGGATTTGGTAATGCTTATGTAAGATATGCAACAGATAAAAAAATTGGAAAACTGAGATCAAATCCACAGATTTCATCTGTGGAAAAAACAAAGTATGGTACTCCTTATGAAGGTGAAAGAAAAAAAGGAGAACAAACTTCTGCTGCTCTTCAATACAAACCAGAAGAAAAAAAGGCAAAAAAAGATTATGATGGAGATGGTAAACTAGAAACTTCCAAGCAAGAATGGAAAGGATCTAGAGATAATGCAATTAAAAAAGCAATGGGAGTTTCTAAAGAATCTGTAGAAGTTCCTACTGGTGATCTTAAAAGTCTTGTAAAAAAGGCATTAAAAAGAGTTGATTCAAATGTCTCTGGATTTGTAAATGGTGATGATTCATCGGACAAAACCATGGGAGTTTTTATTCCATCTCCTGATGGAAAGAAAAAGGTTTATGGTACAAGACTTAAAGAAGGATTTTCAAATTGGAGAGATGATCTTAATGAAGTAGTTGATGATGATATTCTGGCAAAATCGCAAAAGGAAATTAAAGAAAAAAAAGTTAATAATAAAATTATTATTAATCCACAACTTGAGGAAGAAGTACAACTTTTAGAATCTGTTGAATTGTCTGAAGAATATGTAGATCAAATTATTAATCTAGCGTCACAATATTTTTATTCTGAAGGATATGATGAAAAAGATATAAATGTAATTATTGAAGGTATGGGATATGATCAATTTGTAGATTTTGTTTTTGATATTGGAAATACTTTTTTCCTTGATGAAGCAGCATATCAAGGAGAACTTTTAACTTCTAAAGGTAAAGCAAGAAAGAATCCTAAAACTTCTGCAGCAAAAGGTGCATCAACTCCTGTTGCTCACACTTCTTCATCTGCAGAGAAGAAAAAACCAGAAGAAAAGAAATCATCTCCTGGTCAACTTTCAATCGATTTTAATAAAAAACCAACTCCTCCAGGACAACAAAAAGTAAAGGATGCAGTTGGAGGTGCTGTAAAGAAAGCAACCTCTCCTGAAGCAAAGAAAGCAGTTGGTAAAGCAGTCAAAGGTGCTGCAGATACTGCAGCAAGAGCAGCACTTTCTGCATGGAAAGGTCATAAAGCAGCAATGCAAAAGAAAAAAGAAGGTGGATCTGTTGCTAAGCAAGTAGGTGCTGGACTAGGTGCTGCCGCTGGAGCATTCTTCAAAAAAGGTGCAGAGCATCTCAAGAACTCTTATCAGTTTACTGATTGGTTAGATTATATTATTTCAGAAAGATGTGATATTTCTGATTGGACTATCAATGATCTTTACGAGCAATATAAATTAAATGAGGCAATTTATGGTCAATCTGAAAAATTAAATGAAAAGTCAGTAAGTCAAAACCAACAACAACTTGCTGGTATGGCACTTAAATATCTTGATGGTGATATGCCAGATGCAAGTGATGCTGTTAAAAAAATGGCAAAAATGGGAAGAACTGAACTTCGTAAGTTTGCCAAGACAAAGCATAAGGGATTACCTGAAGTAAAGGAAGCAATTGTTAATCAATCTGGATCTGCTGATAATCAAGTTAGAGATACTCAAGATGATACTGTCAGAAGACAGCAATTGAAGAAAAAAGAAGAACTTTTAAGGAAGCAACAGGCATTAGAACGCCAAAGAATTATGCTTCAAAAAGCGGGTAGATTACCAGTAAATTCTGGATATGAACCTGAGGGTGACTTAGTAAAAGAAACTAAAAAACCCTCAGCACTTGATATTGTAAGACAGCAAGTAATTGCTAAACATGGTGCAGCATCTATCATGGGAACTCCTGAGCAAAACGCAGCAGCAGAAAAAAGAGCGAAAGAATCTGCAAAAAAACCTCAACCAAAACCAAAAAATAAATATAAAGATGATGTTTATTCAAAAGATGGTCTAGGTGGAATTAGAGGTTACAGATCAGGGGACTAAAATCCTAAATAGTTTTGAATCCACTATACGGAGGTTATCATGGGAGCATTAGTAGAAATTGTAAAACCACTTTTATTTGCGGCATTAAATTCATGCCACACTAAGAGGTTAGTAGTTGAACTACTTGAACGTTATGTAAAAACCACAGATAATGATATTGATGATCTAATTGCAGGATCTGTAAAAACAGCACTCCTAAAGAATTGTTGATAAATAAAAAAAAGATATAATATAAAAGACCTTAATTATATAAGGTCTTTTTTTTTATAAATATTCTTAGATTAAAAATTTTAGTAAAGGTAAAAAGAATGGCACTCTGGGGAACCGCAGATAGTCTTTACTCTGTAGGAACAGTTACAGTTGACTATGAAAATAAAACTATTACTGGAACTGCAACATCATTTACTGCAGCAGGAATTTCTACTGGTGATGTAATTACAATTGGTGCTGGTGGCACTTTTGGATCAGCAGTAATTTCTGGAATTACTTCTGATACTTATATTTCTATTGCAACTACTCAATATCTAACTGGTCAAGTAATTACTGGAGTTGCTTATTCATTATCAGAAAAACCAATTTATACTTTAGAAGATTCAAATTATTCATCAAATGTAGTTGGAGTTACTACTACTGTTCCAACACATAAAGTATATGGTGTTGATATTTACGAAACTGCTTTACTGTCACCAGGTGCGTCTGGACTTTCAACTCAGTATGGTGGATTTCATGCTGGTTGGGTAGGAGTTCATACATATATTGATATGCATGGTAATTATAGAGTTAAAACAGAAACTCTTGTTGCTATGTCAGAAATTACTTCAGGAACTCTTCCAACATTTGATGCACCTGGTGATTCTAATGATGATTCAGTATTTGTAGATGCTATTATTACAATTCTATCACAACCTGAAGATGCTGTTGGAATTGGAACTACTGAAGATGCAGTATTCGTAGTAGATGCTTCAGTTAATCCATTCAATGCACCTCTTGGATATCAGTGGTTTGAAGATACCACAGCACTTTCTGATGGAGGAGATTACTCTGGTACTGCAACTCCAATCCTTACTGTTGCAAATGATAGTGACAAAGCAGATGGAAGAGAATATAGTGTAGTTATTACTTCAGGTGATACAACTCAAACATCAACTGCATCAACAATTGCATATGCCTGATAAAATATGATTTTTAATGAATTGAATGCAGATAATTTTTTTCTTTTTGCCATCAAAAATTATCAAAATCCTCAAGCGGTAACTAAAGAAGACTTTGAAAGAGATTTAAATCATTTTAAGTATATAAAAAGACTTCTGAAAAGATATAAAAAAAATGGCGAATTGAAAACTCATTTATTAATTAATCATTTTATAGTTTTATATAATATATTTGGTGAGGCAACAACTCCAATGCTGTTTTTTAAATTAGAGAAAGAGCATTGGAGTCAAATTAAAACGTTTATTTTATTTTTAAATAGACTTCCAGAATTTCCTAAAACATATATTCATGATATACCTGTTGATTTAGAATGCTTAGAAAAATTACAAAAAATTTATAAGAACGATGAAAAAGATTGATAAAGTAATCAAGTATTTCAGATATCTTAATGAAGAATCTATGGTAGTTGGTAATGGAGAAAATTCTCTAGGATTTAATTTAAAAACTGAAACTCCTCCAGTATATCCATCAAAAAAGAAGAAAAGATGGATTTATGTACAAAAATTAAGATCCTGGTGGAATAAAAACACAAAAGAAAATAAATATTAATAAACATTAATAAGTATTAAAGAATGTGAAGTGACAATTAACAAATATAAAAGTGTTTAAAATGCCACTAATACCATTCAGAGCAACTAATACAACTTTAGATATATTAGAAACTAAATTTAATATTTACGAAGATCTATCTAGACAAATGATAGATAAATTAGAATTAGCTGTAAGTAAAATTTCAGAATCTAATAACACAATTGCAACTATTCTCACCAAACACGACGAAAGGATAGAACAAACTTTAAAAAATGATGAATTTTTTTATAAGAAAATTGATGAATTAAAAAAAGAAAATAAAGAAGAACATAGTGTAGTAATTAAAAGAATTGAAAAACTTGAAAATAAAATTGAAGATTTTATAAAATTTAGATGGATTTCTGTAGGTGCAATTTTGATAATTACTTTTATGTTTACTGTTAGTACTCAATCATCGATCATAGTAGATATTTTTAGTCCAAGCAGTAGAGAACTTCAAAAAAAGCAACCTTGATCTTCCTGAGTAAATGTGGTATGATGATCGAACAATGAACTTTCATAATGGATTTTATTGATACAAAATACATCAATCTACTTTCTCCAAAATTTGAAAAATTTAAGAAAGTAAAGAATAATCTTTATAATTTCAGGTGTCCTATTTGCGGAGATTCTAAAAAAAATAAGAATAAAGCAAGAGGATATTTGTATCAGATAAAAAATAATACTAATTTTAAGTGCCATAATTGTGGGATCAATATATCATTTAATAACTTTTTGAAAAAGATTGATATTGTCATTCATAAACAGTATTCTTTAGAAAAATTTAAAGAAGGAAAGACTGGAAAAAACTTTACAGCAGAAGAACCGATTTTTCGTTTTGAAACACCAAAGTTTAAACCAAAACTAAATTTGCCCAAAGCATCAGAAAACCCTGATGCGAAATCTTATCTAGAACGTAGAAAGTTAAACCCGGATAAATTTTATTACGCAGATAAATTTAAATCGTGGACAAATTCTTTAAAAGATGTCTTCGACGATACAAATAAAGATGAACCTAGGATTGTTATTCCTTTGTTCTATCAAAATACTCTTGTTGGATTTCAAGGTAGAGCACTTGGTTTAAGCAAGATTAAATATATTACAGTAATGCTTAACGATAATGCGCCAAAAATCTACGGTCTCGATGAGATTGAAAAAAATAAAACTGTCTACATCACGGAAGGTCCATTCGACTCAACTTTCATACCTAATTCAATTGCTCTTTGTGGTGCAGATGGTGATGTTAGTAAGTGGGGTATTGACGATTGTGTTTGGATATATGATAACGAACCACGCAATTCAGAAATCCTATCAAGAATTTCCCGTGTTATCGAAATGGGACAAAAAGTTGTCATCTGGCCTTCAACAATAAAAGAGAAGGATATCAATGATATGGTTTTGACTGGACTTAATGTTCAAGATGTGATAGAATCAAATACTTACTCTGGATTAGAAGCAAAACTTAAATTTACTACTTGGAAAAAATATGAGTAACGGAACAAAAGTACAAAAACGTGATGGAAGAATTGAGTCTCTTGATTTAGATAAAATTCATTTAATGGTCGAAGAGGCATGTAAAGGTCTTGCAGGAGTTTCTGCAAGTCAAGTTGAAATGAAGTCTGGTATTCAATTTTATAATGGAATTTCAACTAGAGAAATTCAAGAAATCTTAATTCGTTCTGCATCAGATCTTATTGATTTAGATCACCCCAATTATCAGTATGTTGCTGAAAGACTTCTTCTCTTTTCTGTTCGCAAGCAACTTTATGGAAAGATGAAAGAACTTCCTACCTTGGAGCAGCACATTTACCAATGTGTAAATCATGAAGTATATGATAATGATATTTTTAATAAGTATTCTCAAGAAGAAATTTCCCGCGCTGATTCTTACATTGATCATGGCCGTGACTACCTATTCACTTATGCAGGTCTACGTCAGGTCGTTGATAAGTACCTCGTCCAAGATCGAAGCGGCGGCGGAGTATATGAAACTCCACAGTTTATGTACATGATGATTGCTCTGACAATCTTTGCAGAGTATCCAAAAGAAACCAGAATGTCATATGTCAAGAGGTATTATGACGCAATCTCAAAACACAAAATCAACATCCCAACACCAATCATGGCAGGAGTGCGGACGCCACTTCGACAATTTGCTAGTTGTGTTCTTGTTGATGTTGATGACTCCCTCGATTCTATCTTTAGCAGTGATATGGCTATTGGCAGATACGTTGCACAAAG